CTATGCCCTCCCTTCCGCCTTCATCCGCTCATATTTAGCTTTCAAAAGCTCAGCAGGTGTCGGCCCCTTTGGCGATACTGGCGCCGCCAGCGCTCTACGTACAGGCGGAATCGGCTGCCAGGCCAGCACCCGCTTTTCCCACATATCAAGAATGTCGCTGGCTTCACGCTCTAGTTCTTTGTGGCTCAACTGGCCATCAGTTCCCCGGCGCCGCAGTTCCAGACAGATGTGGTAATAAACCGGCTTAGGCCACGGATACTGCTCACTGCTCGGGTACCGGAATACCAGCTTACGCCACTTCCAGTACTCAGCCATGACGTCAGCGGTGGTGATCCCCAGCACGCATCGCCCTTCCCTGCACCACTTGATGAACTGGCCAGGCGACGGCAGGAACGGACGCTCCTGACGGCGTACAATGCGCATACCGGCTTCAACCTGCTCCAGAGTGGTGATCCCGTTTTCTTTGAAGGCCAGCACCCACTGTCGGCGGATTTCGTTCACGTCCTCCTGGCTGCGATTAACCAGGCTTGCCGGGAACGCGGCCGCCAGTTGCACAAATAGGCCGTTGATAATCTGCGCCACCTGCTGTGTTTGTTCACGTTCGCTGTACTGTTCGGGCATTCCATGTGCCACACGCCGGGCCTGTTCCCGGTCAAAATTACGAATGCTCTCGGCAAGGTTTTTCATTCCAGCACCCCGTCAATCCAGTCGGTGTTATGCAGGTCGATGCCGCCCCGGGAAGGCTTTGCCGTTCCGGTTGCACGCAACCGCTTAGTGGTGAGCTGATCCCACTGTTTGCGAAGACTTGAGGGACTCAGGATGTTGTCTTTCCAGAACTCATCCCTGTTGGCCCACTGGAACAGGTCACAGATTTCGTAGTGAGTACGCTTGTCCTGGACACGCATCAGCCTGATGGTGTTTGCCCATTCAGCCCAGTTTGGCTCTGATAGCGATGCGTTGACGGTGAGAAGCCTGTCGTAAATCCAGCGGGCGGCCTTGAGGTCGTCAGCGGATCCCCATGATTTACCCGCCGGGGTGTATATCCCGTCTGCAGCTTCAGGATGGCGAGAGAGAAACTTTTGAGTTTTCTGGTTTCGGGATTCGTCAGAATTCCGAGACGAGGATATTTTAATATTGTTCTTGTTATAGTCTTGGGTGTCTACCGTTTCCGGGAAGGTTTTTCCCGTTTTCAGTAACACTTTTCCCGATTTCGGGAAGACTTTTCCCGTTTTCGGTTTGTCTAAAATCCAGGCGGAAAGGTCAGTATTTATACCGACCGTTTTCATCACACCCTGCTTCTGACTGAAGATAATTTTGCGTTCAGCTAGCGTTTTGAGCGCATCAGAAACATGCGAATCACTCAACCCTGTAAGCTCGGCGATCACCGTGTTCGTAACGCGGTCCTGTTTCTTGTTCCAGCCGTAGGTAAGCCAGATCACCGCCTCAAAACACTGCCACTCCCGGCCTGACATTCTCAGACGAGGCTTGAGCTGTTGGATCTCGTTAGCGACCTTGGTATACCCGTTCGACAGGTCGGCCATACGACCTCCCGGTTGTTCAGTTCTGTTGGGAAAATTGATAATTTCAGCTGTGTTTGACATACTTAGCTCCGCAATTACACTCCGTTTTTGCACCTGAAAGTCGGTTCTGTTCGCGCAGACCGGCTTTCGCCTTTTCTGAAGTCTTCACATTCCCCCCAGCATGGTGGTGACCATCGCCAGCAGAGGTGCCGTAAGGTCCGGATCGACTCTAAACATTTCGAAAATCCCCTCGCCTAACTCCTTCAGTTTTTCCTTCTTCGGTGCATCGAGCATCAGAGCTTGCTTCGCCTCACTCACCTCTTTTTCCAGTCTGGCCATGCGATACGCGAAAGTGTCGTTCTTTACGACACGGTCGCGATACCGAATCGGTAATACAGACATGATCGCGGGCACCAGCTGTTCGACGTTTCTCCGGTACGATGCGGAGTCTTCTTTGTTGTCGAGCCAGCGGAACAGCTTCACGTTCCAGACATCGGCCTGGCCTGAGAAATCCACGCCATCAAGTTGAAGTTCTTCCGCCGCTTCTTGGATTTGAAGCGCAACAGCTACGCGCCCTTCTGCCGCTGCCCACGCCCGGACTGCAGAACAAATATCTCGATGATCAATATCCCGCTCTGCCGATTCGCTTTGATGACACGGGAATATCATTGAATTAGAGGAAGCTCTGCTACTCTGTTGAAATGAAACAGTTTGCATTGTTAAGGCTCCTTTTTAGGTAAACCGTCTGTGGGGTTTGGGTAGAGATCGGGGCGCAGTTCGTGGGGAGTAACGCCGGTCACACTATAAATTGGGAGTACTCGATCAGCTGGAACCACTCCCATATAGCGATTTCTCCAATGACTGATTGTCATTGCGCTTACTTCGAGCAGCCCCGCTAAACGGGTTGCTGTTCCGGCTTTGATGATGGCTTTATCAATTGCTTTCATAATTAGCTCCAGTGTCAATCGACTCAATTAAACAAAATGTTTATTTTAATGTCAACATTTTGAAAGTTGAGGTCTTAAACTTTTGGTTTAGAATCCGTACATGAAAGAAAAAATTCATCAGATTAATAACCCGCAAGTTCAGAGACTTAACGAGATCCTTGAACTTAAGAAGCTGACCAAATCAGACATGGCACGCATTTGTGGCGTCAGTGCTCAGTCTGTCAATAATTGGTTCGTTCGTGGGACGATTGGAAAAAGCTCAGCTATAAAGCTTGCGGATGCGCTTGGGGTAAGCCTTGAGTGGATTCTTGGTCAGGATGTTGGTGAGAGAAACGGACTGAAGCCGGACGAACAACGGCTGCTGGAACTATATCGTCAGCTTCCAGAAGAAGAGCAACAGAATATGCACCGCATTTTTGCGATTCGCCTGAAAGAGTTGGACGAGCTGTACGAGAAGTACATAAAGGGGCGGATTCGTACGCAGGATGAATAGTAGGGATATTCAGCCAAATATTTTTAACATGGAACTTAAAATCATTTTTAGAGTACGTTAAATTTATCTAAGATCTTTTAATATTTAATCATATTTTGAGGGTTTTAAATGAACATTCTTGGTGTTAGAGCGGCTCCCAAAGTCGCTTCATTCATTGTTTATAACACGGAAAGCTGTCAAGTACATTGCTCAGATGTCATAAGAATCCCTGCGACACTGGATATACCCGAAAAACTAAAATATGTTAGAAATAATATTTTAGATATATTACGATTTTACAATGTTGAAGTTGCCTCCATTAGGGTTGCTGAGTCAAATTCACAGAACCTTAATATTGAACGATTATATATCGAAGCTGTTATTCAGGAAGCATTCTCAAGTAGCGAAGTAAAAAAATACATTACAATTCGCCAGAACGGTATTAAATCATCACTAAACCTCTCTCAAGAAACTTACAAAGCATTTTTAAAATCTGAACTAACGATTCACGGGATAGACAATTCTAATTTCAATTCTGAAACCAATGAGGCTTTGTTATCTGCATTAGCAGCAGGGGCTAGATTATGATTAATCCACTTAAGCGCGCGGACGTTTCATTCACTAAAATCCGAGACTTAGATGAACAAGGCTGCTTTTCAACGGTATATTTAGCTCATGACCAGAATTTAGATCATGAATTGATTATAAAAGAGATACCTAAATCTGCCGGGGCAAGTAAGGATGAGTATTTTACTGAGGCACGACTTCTTTATAAGCATTCTCATTCCAACATTGTCCAAGTACAATATGCAGCAGAATGTAATGATAATGTTTACATTGCAATGCCGTTTTATCAAAATGGTTCGTTACAGAAAAAGATTGAGACATATAATTTAACAAGCCGCGAAATCATAAGATACTCTATACAATTTTTAAGCGGTTTATACCATATACATTCAAAGGGGCTAATGCACTTTGATATAAAACCAAATAATATACTTATATCTAATCGTGATGAAGCATTGCTTTCAGATTTTGGATTGTCAAAGTTAATAAACACTAATGGCAGAGCAACCCCTGATACCGGTTATTTTTTCCATATTCCACCTGAATACTTCACTCTTGCAGCAGCGGAATTTAATTTAACTTACGATATTTATCAGGCTGGGTTAACAATGTATAGAATGTGTGTTGGAAATATAGCATTTGAAAATGAGCGTTCTCAATTCCAAACAGAGGACCAACTCGAAAATGCGATTTGCAATGGAACCTTCCCTAGCAAAAACTATCCTCCACATATTCCTAAAAAGCTTATATCAATTATTGATTGCTGCTTGGAAGTTGATCCTAATGACAGATATCAATCGACTTTAGATGTTTTAAATGACTTATCTGATATTAGTGATGGCGCGCTTGACTGGAGATATCAGCCTTCAACTACTGCCGGTCAACATGAATGGCACAAAACAGATAAGGATGTTATAGTATCTATAGTTTTCGATGCCTCAACAGCATCTACGACGGGTAAGCGGATCTATCCCGACAACTCAGTACGGAAAATTACAGCTTTGTCGATTTCATCAGGGTGCACCCCAGCCAAGCTGTATAAATTGTTGAAGGACAATTAGATATGAAAAAAAGCGAGGGAGTAGTTAAGCTGCCTCGTCGCAGGCGAGAAGCAGCCCTAGCAAGCCCTTATACAAAAGAAGAATTTATTGATAGCTCTCAAGACGCTGATTGCAAAAATCATAAAAACTTCTCCAAAGGTTCACTTGCTTTAAAATACTTCAAAATGTAGCCCGGCCTTTGCGCCGGGTTTTTCATGTCGCCCCCCCATCTATCCATCTCCAAGTCGTGGTTCCTCACTCTCTCGTCCTGAATTTTGCCTTTGAATTTTGAGCCTGCAACTTACAAATCATACCCCTAGAATTTGTGGTTAAACTTTTTGTTTACCCAAACTTATTCATTTAGTTGACACAAGTTTAAACTTTGTGTTTAATTTGTCTCACCAAGACGCACTACAAACCACCAAGGCAGGACGCCCACGAAGTAGCCGCCGACGGCATACGAATAGTCGGATGAGGTGGAGAGATTAACGCGCATCAGGTGTAAACGTTCCGCTGGCCGGCGATAAGGCAAACGAGGGTGAGGATGATTGATTTCGCACGCAAACCAGGACGGCAGCAGGCCGTAAAGCTGAACTTCTTCGAGGTGATTATTCGCCGCCTGTGCTACCTGCTGGCGCAAAAGGGGAATCCAGATGTGTAACTCAACGAAATGCGGGTACTGCGGCAAGCCGGTTGAACCGGAGAAAGTAGTCAAAAGTACCCTTCTCTATCGCAACGGCGCCCAGCTGGCGCGCAAAGAAAAAGAATACTGCTCTGAACGTTGTGCTTCGTACGACCAGATGGCCCACGAGGCATAACGTAAAAGCCGCGCAAGGCGGCCCGTACGTCCGGTACTCCCGACCAAAGTTACACCGGAAAACTACTTAAAAAACCAAAGTTCACCCAATGGGCGCTATCTCTGGCCCGGGGATCTTACATCCAAAAAAGAGGATCTCACATGGAATTTTTCTATGTAGTTAAGGCTACGCAGAAATCTGGCAAAGAAGACGCAGTGATTTGGTTCACTGCTAAATCAGAAGCCCGTGCAAACCTGCAGCTCGATGTTGAGTTAGAAGATGCTGGTATTGAAACCGGCCGCGGTAAGGATTACACCAAGCCGGTTCGCACCGATTTCCCTGTTTACAACGATCTGCCTGAAGAAAGCACAGTGGATTACACCTGGTGCAAACGCTACGAACTCCAGGACGATGGACGCACCTGGCTACCAAAGGCTGGTGCTGAGTCTTCTGGGGCCCTGGACAACTCTGCCTCACCGGAAACGACCGTTAAAGTCGGAACTATGGTCGAGAGTGTCCCGCTTGAAAACCGCACTCCAGCGGTCCGCTATGCCATCCATTTGACCAGCGACAAATACCAGTCACACATCACTAAAGAGCAGCAGTTGGCTGCCAGCGAAATGTCACTGGATGAAGGCAACACTTATCTCCAGAACCTGCTGCTGGCGAAGAACGACATCCCTGAAATTGCCGAGCTCAGCCTGAACGCTGAGTGGAAACTCGTTCAGGCGATAAAGCAGGTCTTCGCGCCAGATGAAGCGCACGAAACTGAAATTATCGCTGCATTCATGGCTGACTGGGCGAGAGCAGATGCCGGCGACCGCAATCAGTTAGTTGAAGAGTGGAGAAGCGGAAAGCTTGCTCTTCTCAAATCAGAAAGCACCAGCGACGCCGACGTTACAACTGGTCATGATCTCAAACCTGATAACGGTATCCAGATTGACGAGAATGATGACGAAGCCACACGTTATCCAGTCGTTCGTATGCCCTTCCGCAAGCAGCTACTCGCCCAGTTCACCGCCGACGAACTGCGCCACCACTTAACTCGCGAAGAATACGAAGTTATCTGCGCGCTGGAGATGGACACTGACAACAGCTATGTCCAGAACCTGCTGCTGGCGGCAGAAAACTGCGAAGAGGTGAAGGGTTACGATACCAAAGACCTTTGGCGCTTTACCGACGCCATTCGCAAGGTGTTCAGCCAGGAGAAGCGTCACGAACTCGCTTTGGTTCTCCAATTCACCAGAATCTGGGCTGCGACTGATTACATTGACCGCGGCACCCTGGTGCGCGAATGGACGGATGGTAATCGCATTTCTGAAGTAGGCTCTCCTGCACCTTTAAAACCAGCAAAGCCAGAAACTACAGAATCCTATAAACGAGCTGTTGCCCAGAACATGGCGAACCTGAGCATTGAGATCGCGATTGCTCTGCTGTACTCAGATGCAGTACCGGGACAAATCAACCGTATGCAACTCCTGGCCGCCAAAGAACTCGCTGACAAAAAAGATGAGTCGCACACCAAAGCTCTCAAGGTTCTTGGTAAAACTACCGACATCCTCGACTACGACGCCAACAGTATTTTTGGAGTTACCCGCGCTATTTCATGGTCTGGAGAAGAAAGCACAACCGAACTGCGTAGCCAGGTGCGTGAGTGGTTCACGGCGAACGGCATCTATGAAAACGGTGAGCGCTCTAAAGGCTATCCAGAATGGAGCGAAGACTCCCGCGCGGTTCGTCATTCCACAGTGGAAGAACCAAGTACTCCAAGACAGCCAAAGGTCGCAAGCCTTGGCAGCGGCGTGTTCTCCATCGATGGTCTGATGGTTGGAAATACCGCCCCGGTCATCGATATCCCCTCAAATGAAGTCGAAAAAACGGAAAACACAGCGGAGGCCACCAGCGATGTGCAGATGGAAACGACTAAGCCAGAGAAAGACGAAGATGTTGGTTCGTTACCATCGGGCGAAAGCACTGATGCAGCTAATTCGCAGACAGATTCCGTAGCGCCGGAAGAGCAACAGTCAGAGCCAGTAATCGAATGCCCGGCCTACTTCGAGCCTGGCCGATACGAAGGTCTGCCGAATGATGTTTATCACGCAGCAAACGGTATTAGCTCAACCCAGGTAAAAGATGCCCGCGTCAGCCTGATGTACTTCAACGCTCGCCACGTGGCTAAAACCATCCCGCGCACATCATCCAAAGTGCTGGACATGGGAAACCTGGTGCACGCCCTTGCATTGCAGCCGGAAAACCTCGAAGCAGAGTTCAGCGTAGAACCAGAGATCCCTGAAGATGCGTTTACGACCACCGCTACTCTGCGTGAGTTCATCGACGGGTACAACGCCAGCCTGCCGGCACTGCTGAGCGCTGACGAGATTAAAGCGTTGCTTGAAGAACACAACGCAGCCCTTCCCGCTCCAGCGCCGCTTGGCGCGAGCCTGGAAGAAACGGCTCAAAGCTATATGGCTCTCCCTGCTGAGTACCAGCGCATTGAAGAAGGCCAGAAGCAAACGGCAACGGCAATGAAAGCGTGCATCAAAGAGTACAACGCCACTCTGCAGACGCCGGTTAAAACCAGCGGCAGCCGTGATGCGCTACTCGAGCAATTAGCGATCATCAATCCTGATCTGGTCGCACAGGAAGCGCAGAAACCGACGCCGCTGAAAGTCTCCGGCAGCAAAGCAGACATGATCCAGGCGGTTAAATCAGTTAATCCCGGTGCCGTGTTCGCAGACGAGCTGCTGGATGCCTGGCGCGACAACCCTGGCGAAAAGATTCTGGTTACCCGCCAGCAGCTGGCCACAGCGCGGGCAATTCAGTCCGCACTACTGGCGCACCCGACCGCCGGCATGCTGCTGACACATCCAAGCCGCGCCGTTGAAGTGAGTTACTTCGGCTTTGACGACGAAACAGGTTTAGAAGTGCGTGTACGCCCTGACCTCGAGATTGAACTGGATGGCGTGCGCATCGGTGCCGATCTGAAAACCATCAGCATGTGGAATGTGAAGCAGGAAAGCCTACGCGCCAGGCTGCACCGGGAAATCATAGACCGGGACTACCACCTCAGTGCGGCTATGTATTGCGAGACCGCGGCGCTGGACCAGTTCTTCTGGATTTTCGTCAACAAAGATGAGAACTACCACTGGATCGCCATCATCGAGACGTCAACCGAACTGCTGGAACTGGGCATGCTCGAGTACCGTAAAACGATGCGCGCCATCGCAACCGGATTCGACACGGGCGAATGGCCAGCGCCGATCACTACCGATTACACAGATGAACTGAACGATTTCGACCTGCGCCGCCTCGAAGCGCTGCGCGCTCAGGTTTAAGGGGGATTTATGCATAACACAAACGTTACCGTTGCTGACCAGAACACCGTTATTAACTCCAACGTGGCTTTGTTCGATTCCCAGTATCTGAACGCCATCAGCACGTTCGCGCAGATTATGGCCCAGGGCACCGCTACTGTTCCTAAGCACCTGCAGGGCAATCAGGCCGACTGCATGGCTGTAGCGATGCAAGCGGCACAGTGGCAGATGAATCCGTTTGCCGTGGCGCAGAAGACGCACCTGATTAACGGTGTGCTCGGGTATGAAGCGCAGCTCGTTAATGCCGTCATTTCACGTAGCGGCGTGCTGGCCAGCCGGTTTGAATATGAATGGTACGGGCCATGGGAAAAGGTCGTTGGAAAATTCCACATCCGTAAAGGCGACAAAGGCGAGTACCGCGTCCCGGGCTGGACCCTGGCTGACGAAGCCGGGATCGGCATCATTATCCGCGCAACGCTTAAAGGCGAAGATCAGCCGAGAGAACTCGATTTGCTGCTGGCTCAGGCCCGTACCCGAAACTCTACCCTCTGGGCTGACGACCCTCGCCAGCAACTGGCGTACCTGGCCGTCAAACGCTGGGCGAGACTGTTCTGCCCGGATGTGATTCTGGGCGTTTACACCCCGGATGAATTGGATGATCGCCGTGAAGAACGAGAGGTAAATCCGGTACAGGCGCAGCACGTTAGCCTTGCAGACATTTCAGGTGACAACGTCACTACGACTCAAACGGCTCAGGAATCAGCTCAAAACATCGATGCACTTGCTGATGATTTCCGTGATCGCATCGAGGCGGCTCAGGATGTGGATAGCGCTAAAGCTCTGCGCGCAGATATTGAAACCGTGAAAGCAACGCTGGGTTCTGCCCTGTTCACTGAGCTGAAAAACAAGGCCGTGAAGCGTTATTACCTGGTTGATGCACGGAACAAAGTCGAAGCAGCCATCAATTCCTTGCCACCTTCAGATGAGCCCGATGCAGCTGAGCGGTTCGCAGAAGTTGAGCGCGTTCTTGCATCGTCGAAACGCCATCTGGGCGACGAACTGCATGGTCAGTTCAGCATCACCCTGGCGGATATGAAACCGGAATACGTGGACTAACGAGATCGGGAGGGGAACCCCTCCCTCAAGGAGAAGAAATGCGACTGATTAATCGAGGCAGTAAGCAATCCCCTTTGGCTCGCAAAGCATGTGAAATCGCACTCGCAACCCACCAGCAAAGATATGGCGAGTATGGGCGCAGCAAGATGAAAGAGACCTATACGGTGAGAGTGGAAGGCGTGAAGGTCTGGGTTGAAGTGGTCAACTGCAAGGCAAGCTACGTGGCCACAGCAATGACCGGCATGCGCCGACTGCGTTCCCTGCCTGGCCAGGCAAACTGAAACTGAAATATCAACGACTACAGACCGGCATATCTATACTCATGCCGGTTACCTGAGGTGAACCATGTCGCAGGTAATTTTTAACGAAGAATGGGTTGTTGGCGCAAGGCTCACAGAAAAAACAGGCCTGACCGAACGACAGATTGAGAAGTATCGCCAGGGCTGTTGGGTGGAAGGTATCCATTTTAAACGGGTTTCTCCTTCTGGAGAAAAAACCTTGCGTGGCACAACCTGGTACAACTATCCGAGAATTAATCAGTTAATAAGGGATGCGTAAGATGGCAGCTTTGCCTACAGGTGTCGAAATCAGAAACAATAAGATTTGTATCTGGTTTATGTACCGGGGAAAGCGTTGCCGCGAAATTCTCAAAGGTTGGATTAACACCCCGGCAAACATCAAAAAAGCCGGGAATCTTCGGGCTGTGATCATTAGTGAGATCAACCTTGGAGAGTTTGATTACAACCAGCGCTTTCCTTCATCATCCAGAGCAAAAAAAACCGTAACCACTGTTTCAGTTCAAACCTTTTCAGAGCTGTGTGAACTGTGGACGAGCATTAAAGAAACCGAAATTAGCGCGAATACCATGCGTAAGACTCGCTCACAACTCGGTACGTTAATGCACATCATTAACGGAGATACGCCTGTTTCAACTATACGCCACAGCGACATTCTGAAATACAGGAAGGAGCTGTTGAACGGTGAGACACTTTACCTGGCAAATCCCAGAAGTAACAAACAGGGACGCACTGTGCGTACCGTGAACAACTATATATCGCTTCTGTGCTCCCTTCTTCGGTTTGCACACAAATCTGGCTTTATCAGTGGCAAACCCTTTGAAGGGATCAAGAAACTACACAAAGGGAAAGTAAAACCGGATCCTTTAACGAAGCAGGAGTTTAGTTTGTTTGCGGAATCCGAGCGTGGCCAAAGCCTCAATATGTGGACGTTCGCTGTTTATACTGGTGTGCGTCATGGAGAGCTAGCAGCACTTGCCTGGGAAGATATCGATTGGGAAAAAGGTACGGCTCATATACAGCGCAATCTTAATGCGTTGGGCATGTTCGGCCCACCAAAAACCGAAGCAGGTAACCGGATTATCACCCTATTAGAGCCGGCACTTGAAGCCTTGAAAGCACAGCGCAAGCTGACGGCGCTGCAGCCTAAAACCGAAATTGTCTTTAATCATCGCGAGTATGGCGCAGTGGAACATCAAAGTCTGCGATTCGTTTTCATACCCCGGATGCGCAAGGGAGAACAGAAAGCCTACTACTCTTTATCGAGCATAGGTGCGAGATTCAACGCAGCTGTAAAACGTGCTGGTATTCGTCGCCGGAATCCGTACCATACGCGGCATACTTTTGCCTGCTGGCTGTTATCTGCCGGCGCTAACCCGTCTTTCATAGCCAGCCAGATGGGGCATGAAAACGCGCAAATGGTTTATGACGTCTACGGTGCGTGGATTGAAGAAATGAATGGCGAACAGGTGCTGATGCTTAACGATAAGCTCGCACGCTGA